GATAAAATGCAACACCATATGCTGCCATAAGACCTCTAGGTACTATACGCCAGTTAGACATAACTTGTGGTATTTCAGTTTTAATTAGATACCAGAAATCACTCTCTATTAATTTCTTAATTATCATTTCATTCTCTCCCGTTCTTTTCTTTTTCTTTCGTTTTCTTCTTTAATATGATTTATCAACATTTGTACATAAATGTCCCTCTCCCAAGGTATCATTGACTCTATTTCTGTCAATGAATATTTATGATGTTGTATTAAAGCAAAATTAACTTCGAATATCGCCTCTAGGCTGTTGTGGGAGAGGCCAATCCGAAAAAATCTTGTAACCCGCTGAAGGTGATTGTACTTTCAACTCCTGTCTTTGGGTTCTTCACTTTTGTTTCGTGTCTAAGTCTAGGCATAGTTTCGAAAAACTTTCTCAATTCAACAAATTGATTTTGAGATAATGATTCAAAAAATGATTTCAATTCTTCAGGTGTTGATTCACTTGCAGGATAATTCTTTTCACCCTCGTAAATGTAATCTACACAACCTGTAATCATTGATATAATATCTTCATATTTAAGTGATTTAACACCTTGTGTGGTATATAACACTTTCATATTAGGATACTTCATAACAACGCCTAACTTTCGTTTTTCGTCTAAAACTATATTGTTGGTGTGTGCGTCATCTACTTGCACCTCAACTTTTGATATGTCAACCTCCACATCGCCATAGGTTTTCTTATCATCTGGACATATAACTTTAAACTTTGCTATTTCTCCTACAGACTTTGCCCTAACCTGTAAGAAAATATACTCTACATCAAATGTAGGCAATTCTTCTACTTCTAACTTATCAAATGTAACAGACTTCAATATATCTTTTGTTGCCTGTTGCATTTCTTTTTCTTCTCCTGACTCTAATGCCATATACAAAATCTTTTCTTCTTTAACGAGAAAAGGTCTATACTGTACTTTAGTATCAGTAGATGGTAAAGTCAATTCATATCTTGGTGTTTCCACTATTGGTAATGCCATAATATCTCCTTGTTAATTTATATATTTAGTGGTGGTATTTTAAATGGTGGGAATACTCTTCCGCCAGTTACTCTACCTAGAGGTACTCTACGTCTTAAATCGTTAAGTACATCTCTACCCGCTCTTCTCAATTCAGGTGGTAGTTTATTAATGATACCACCAAAAATTCCGTTGTTGTTTTTGATCTCTGGTATTTTACCTAAAGGAGATCCTAATTCTATATTGCCTGATCTGTCTATAAAATAATTGATCCAGTATTTAAATGAAAAATCTACATCAAAATTAACTACATTATTTGCTTCAGCATTGTATTCAATTGGTCCTATTTTTGTAGGAAAAGCGTCTATTAATTGTACACCATAAGTTACATCATCACGTTCTTGCCTACTTGCAAATTGTCCTAGTTGAAATATATTTAAATTAGAAACATAGTTATCATAGTAATTCATATTAAAGGTAGATGTACTATATGCTGCCTTTTGCCATAATTCAAAATAACTTCTTTCTCTTAAAAACTTATCACCAAAAAATGACGCTGTGATATTTGAAAATTTAGCATCTATGGCAACTTTTCTTGCTGGTGCATTGCCGTGTCTAATATCTTTTTGTACAATCTCTCTATCAGGCATTGTAATTGCATTACAAAATGCTCTTACACGTCTACCGTTTGCTTGTTGTACTGCTAATAAATCTGTTTGTGATGGAAACGCACTTGCTGTTTCTTCAGCAGCATTTGATTCTTGTGAGTAATTAAAATCACCTAATGGGTTATTGATATTACCTAATACGTTAGGCAATCCTTTCGGTAATTGAAATTCTGCATAGTATCTTGCCTGTCTAGCAAAACCCTCTGCCTCGTTGATATATGCTTGAAAACGTCCTAATGTAGTTTCTGGATTACCACCTTGTGTTCTTTTTAATCTAGGATCGCCTGTTACATTGTCAAGTGATCTATCTCTAGGTATACCAATACGTACATCAATACCACCTATTCTTTTACCGCCTCTTAAAATTGCCATTACTTTACCTTTTTACCACATTGACATCTTTTACCAAATAGTTTGTCAATGATTTTATTAAACCATTTTTTCATTAATAGGGACTCCCTTTTTTAAATTGTGCCACAGGTAAATACACTGCCAAAGCTGCTTCATCATAATCTATTCTTAAAAAACTACTTTTCACGTGTGACCACAAATATTTTTTAATTGTATTTTTTACTAATGGTAGATTTTTAACTCTACTATAACTAACATCAAAAGTATTTGTACTATTAATTTTTTTAACACCTTGTGAAGTGTATTTTTGCAACTGTTGTAATAAAGCAAATCTAGCACCAGGTCTTAAATAATGAAAATTTATACCTGCAAATCCTCCTCGTATTCTCTCTATTGGTAATACAAGTGGAAACGTATCATAATATGGTAATGTCTTTTTATATTTAGGGTCGTAAAAGAACATATTTAAACGACCAATACTAGGTCTACCTAATAGTTTGCCTTGATTCATCAATCTATTAGCAGTTACTTTATCTGCTATTGAAGATACAGCATTTCTGTACCAAGCGGCAGTCTTACGTTGACCGCCTGCCTTATCTACTAAAGGATCGAAAATACTAGCCATATGATATATTTATATGTAAAAAAGGGCGCTTTAGTTACCTAAAGCGCCCTAAAGTATGTAACTAGAGAGAGATAAATTACTCGTCTTCTGCTAATTTACTAAAATATGACATTGTATCGTCATCATCACTAGCATCCACCGAGTCGTTCATACTTTTTGCCTTACCGTTGCTTTGAGGCGGGAGGTCTGTCTTGTCAACGGTTTCAGCATTTCTAGCACCTGCTAACACCCTATTCAGTTTCTCTTTGAGTTCATCATAGGTCTTAAAGTTATCAGCCGCTAAGAAAGGTTTTAGAGCATATTGTTTTGCCCATATCTCTTTTATCGCATTGTCATCACTTGCAACAGTTGTAGGTGTTTCAAATTCTGACTTATCGTAATTCCAGTAACCATCAACTTTTCTAATTTTTAGTTTAAAGTTTGCACCTTTCCAAAAATCAAATGGGTTGATTGCTGCTTCATCTTCAAAAGCAGGTTGCATTGCTTCTGTAATCTTATCAAATATCTTTTTACCAAATTTGAAAAGAAATACTTTGCCTTCGTTCTCTGGATGTTTTGGATCACTCACTACAAGAATATTGCTGTAGTAGGAAAGTTTTCTTTTTCTTTTTCTAGCAATTTCTTTATCACTATCAACACCTGTATTCCATAGTCTTGTATTTTCTTCACTTACAGGATCTTTTTGATTTAAAGTTGTTAATGAGTTTTCAATATACCAACCGCCAGGTCCTTGAAATGCGTGAGACCATACTCTTTGCCAAGGCAATTCTTCGCCTTCTACAGCAGGTAAAAATCTAATAACAGCATAACCGTTACCAGTTTTGTCTAACTCTGGTTTCCAAAATCTGTCGTCTTGGTATTTGTTTTTGTTTGTTTGATCCTCAGGATTGAGGTTTGATTCTAACGCCTTTGTAAGTTTATCAAAGTTGCTAGATGAAGATTTTAAAGTTTCAAAATCCATATTTGTATTCTCCTTGTATTCGTTGTATTTGTGTTACCTGTATTATTCGGTATCATTATTATTTATACGACTTTTCTTGTGTCTTTCAAAATCTTTTGCCCATTCTTTTGCTGATCTGCAAGGTCTAGGCAACGATCTATTTTGTAACCATTTTCTGGTTCTCTCACACGTGTTAATAATCGTATCTAATAATCTGTATATTAAACCGTCAAACATATTACCAATATATCACAATCCTAGCATTTTGTCAAGTGTGGTATAATCTATGTACTTCACATTCAGTTTGTCCCATTCTTTGATAGGAACACTTAATGCGTCTTTACAACTATCTGCTTGAGGATTTACTTTTATAAACTGTATCTTAGGGTTTTCTGTCATTAATTCACGCCATTGACGTATCCAATTGACACTAGGTGTTTTACTTGCTTGAGATAAACCATAGTATTTTGTGTCTTTGTACATATTGTTTAATTTACCATCTAAACTTTCTAAATCGTGTCCTATCATAAACAATTCATCTGGTTTTTCATAATGTACAGCTGCATATCCAGATGTTGCACCACAAGCCCAACCTCTATCTCTAGGTGGCATAATATCATTTATTGATGTTACTTTATCTGACTCAGTAACCCAACTTACGTGTATTGATGTATGATTAATATTTTTCTTTTCACGGTCTTTGTTTCTTTTTAATACTTCTACAACACCTGCAAGATTTGAACCGTGCATTACAAACTCCTGACAATTGCCACGTTCATTTGATTTAATAACTTCTTCTTTTTTAATTAATTCAAAATCTTGGTCTGAAATGTTTTTACCTGCTGTAAGTATATGGTCATACATTATACCAGGCACTCTAGTCCAATCTCTAAACAAAGTAGGATTGTTTTCACAATAACCTGAATTATAAATCTCGTGCATAATACCGTGATCTACTGCACTCAAATGATCTGGTTTAAAATCTCTATATAAAGCATTACAACCGTATATCTTACCGTGTGGTCTTAATTTTTCTAAATTAAAACTTTTTCTACTTTCACCGTTACCTATACAAAATACTCTCTTAACCATTTATAAACACCTCTTTTAAAATTAATTTACATTCTGTCATATTATAATTTACAAAAGGTTTCATTCTGGTAATCGTAAATGCGATTTTAGGCCATACAACCTTTTCATCAATTTGTTTATTCCAATTTTTGATAAACGATATGACTTCGTTAAACACGATTGCGGTTTGTAGCGATAATTTCTTTTGAATAAGTAATCGTAAAAAT